ATAAATTGGAATATTTATAGAAACTTCTTGAACTTCTCCCTCAGTAGCTCCTGCCTCTGGTTGTACAATCCTAAATACTTTCTTAGCAGTATATGTAAATTGAGCAATTTCTTTAAAAACTTTTCCTACTTGTTCAAGAGCTGGCTCCACAGTATTATTAACCCATTGTCTAATTCTTCTTGTCCCGTATTCATCAAGTGCTAACATTCCTCTATAAGTGTCATGTTGAGGTTGCCCAACTCCTTGCATTTGAGACGCAACTCCACTAATATACTCAATATCTTGTTTTCCTTCTTGAGTAACTGTGTAAAATGCATTATTTATAGGTAAAGGTTGAACTGGGGTTGGCACTTCAAAACCTTGTCTATATTTTAATAAAGCTCCTGGAGAGCTTGAATATTTTTCCCACTCTTCTTCATCTACACTTCCCTCTGTGTATAACCATCTAAGATTAGAAGCAAGATTTGCATTATGTAACATAATTTGATGTGCTTTATTTATCTCTCTTTGCTTACCAATCATAGGAAGTACTGCGCCAACTGGATATGGTGTCCCAGTGTGATTGTACATCACTGGGATTATGGGGTATTCAGATAAGGGTAGGATTTGCTCATATAGATACATATCACCAGCTGACGCACATACTTTAATTTGTGTTTTATAAAAATCAATAGCCTCTACGATGGTATTAGCATAAACTTCATCTTTAACTAAGTCATCAAATACTGATTTTTCAATAATTGATTGGACTGTCTTTGATTTTGCCTCTACAAGTTTAGCTTCGAGAATAGCTTTCTGTTCTTCTATTTTTGCCTCTGCTTCCTTTTGAGCTTTTTGCATTTCAACCTGCATTCTCTCTGGGAGCATTTCTCCTTCTTCTACCAACATACTCAATTCAACTTCTTTTTCTCTTAATGAAACTTGAATATCTTGTGCCATTATCTCTGCTTGGGATTCTGCTTCATCTCTTATCATAGCTAATTCCTCTGGAGAAGGAGGTGTTTTTATCCAAGCATTAACATATGCAACTTTTTCTTTTGAATATACTTCATAGTAATCAAGTAACTCATCTTGTTCCCCCTCAAGGGTATATGCTTCATTTTCCACATCCCCAGGTTGTATTGTTTCTGATGAGTGAATATCTCTAAGTGAATATTGTTTACTTTCAGTAGAGCCAGATGCACGAAGTATCTTTCTTTTCATTCCTGGCATCATAGAAATAAGAGAAGATTTTGATAAATTCTTTTGTATTATAATATAACCAGCGTCACGATATAAAAAATCTCTACTAAGAGGGTCTACATAAACATCATAAGGGTCTATGCTTCTAAAAACTACTTCTCCAACCCCTCTATCGGCATCAGGGTCTATATCAACTCTAAAAAACCCAACTCCCTTTACAAGAGAATCTTGAATAATTTGACCAAATAAACTTCTACCATTACTTAGATGCCAACAATACTCTGCAATCATACTATGGACATGAGCTATATCTGCGTCACTTCCCTCAGCTCCAATCGCTTGCCATCTAGGATTATTAGCAGTAACAAAATATTTCATTATATCAACCGCAGGTGTTATACGATTAATTATAAAATCTGGCATCCCTCCTTCACGAAGGTCTTCTTTTTCATCCGATGTTAACTGCTCATTTAAATAGAAATCCATACTCTTTTGAGAGTCTGAAAACCACTTCTTTCTGTAGTAACTATTAGCTTTTTTGAAAAGACTTTTATTCTTTTCAGCCTTATTAGGTCTTCCCCTTCTAGCCATTTACAAGAATTTCCTTATTATATTCATCAGCAGTAGTTTTTGATTCTTCTACTAATATTTGATAACATTTATCACACAAACCATCCTTACTAGAAGTTGGTTTATCGCAATCAATACAATGATTTGGTATTGGCATTATATTGAAGTTGCTTTCTCAGCTGGTCCAGCAGCTTTAGCTGGTCCTGCTTTTCCTACTTCCACTGCTTTTTTAGCAACTGGTTTAGATTCTTTCTTAACCTTTTTTACTACTTTTTTAACAGATGGTTTTTTCTTCTTAGCCATAATATCTCCTATGTTAAATATTTTCTACAAGCATCAATAAAGTGTTCAGGGTTGCCTTTTCCACCCTCTGTATTGTAATATTTTTTCCAATAGTCTGCTTGACCTTCTATTGTATTAGGCATCCTTTTTGGTACTCTCCAATATTTTAATCTACAGTGGACTATTCCAGCTGCTATATTCTTTTCAAGTATTTCTTCCCATTTCCCTTCTTCAAAATCTTGCCAATGTTTTAAATCAACTAAACTTGCATCTGCACATTTAGCCATTAATTTCGGGCGATGTTTAAGATAGTGAGCTAGATTGTCTACAGCGGTCGCGGCTTCTACCTGCCAGAACGACCTCGCGGGACCGTCTCCCATTTGTCGAATATACTCATAACGACTCTCTACAATACCAGTTGCAAGTACTAAATTTATTGCGTCAGGGGATGCAAACTTATCCCCCATAGAATTACAAACTTCGTCAACAAGTGACCTCATTTGCGATATACTAATCATTTAATATTCCTTTTTCATAGAATCAATAACTGCATCTTCAATCTTTGGTTTTTGGAATCCTCTTTTTCCTCCAATGTAATCTCCCCAATCTTTATCACTCATATGAGGAGCACCAATAGTGTGTCTAAATATTTGACTTTTTGAATATCCCTTTTTAGTTAAGGATTGAAAGGTGTCGCTACCTTTTCTTGTCTTCGGTCCTGCAATACCGTCTATCTTATCATCGTAAAGATTTACTTCTGCTAAAATCTTTTGATAGGCTTTAATCTCATCCTTTGCCATCCCCTTAAAACCATCTTGTTGCTTTTTTTGTCCCATTACGCTGTTACCCAATTTTTTGCTTTTCGTTTCGGCTTATACCACTTAGGCTCTTTTTTATCCCCACCTAACTTATAATTTGGTGGAAAAGCGTGTAAATTAGCATAATATAAGCTCTCAATTGTATCATCATGAGCCATTCTCGGTCCAAAAGTAAGTATTTCATTGATTAAATCAAACATATTTTCACGAAAATACATTGCTCCAACGGAAAAAACACCACTTAATCCACTATAAATGCGATTTCTCTTCTGTGTTCCACCTGGTTTCTCTGGTATCACTGCTATATCATAACGGTTAATTCGTCTTCTCTCATCATTCAATGCTTGGAATATACTTCTATTCATAGCAACGTCTTCTACTGTGGCACTGGTGCATTTATATTTATCATACAGTTCTATAATATAATCTACTACACCCTTTTTGTCAAGTATGTTCCCTTCTCCATCTTTTGCCCCAATAGTTGGGATACTTCGATGTCTTTCATACTCAAGAACTCTTCTATTATTGTTTGCATCTACTGATATTACCATGATTACACTAAAGTCAGATTCCTTAGTATCAATATCTGTAGCTGGGTCACATCCAATAAATGTATTAACTGGAACTTTCTCACCATCAATGGAAATATAATTAGTATCATCTTCATGTAAATAATACCCTTCCCAATATTTTGTATGTCTTCTTGTCCATACCGCATCTTCCTCAGATTGGACTTCCATCATATATTCTTGGAAAAATTTGGATGGAGTACCTGAGTCTCTATAAAACTTTTTCTTTTCTTCTAATTTTTTTCTAGGAAACCAACTAGACCACAATGGAGAACCATCAGGTAGAATTGCTTTGTATGTAATTACTTTCCAAGCAAACTCTGCTTTATCCTTTTGAGCTTTCGCATGGGATGTAATAAGATTGTTAATAAAGGAATCATAATGTACGGGAGTACCATTAACACGCAACCTACCAGTATGAGGCTCAAGCGCGGGATAAACAACAGCAGTGACAAGATTTGCATTTTTTGCTCTTGCTTCTGCCGTAATTGTATTTTGCTCATGCTCAAAGTCATCAAGTATTATTAGGTCGTACCTTTTGTGGAGTTTTGCTCCACCTCTGATTCCTGCGACGTTTGATTTTGATATAAGTTTGCAACCATTTGTAAGTTCTATATCTTCTTCTGTCCATTTTCTTCCTTTTAAGCTGCCAAAATAATATTTGATTCTATCGTTATATTCAAAATGATACTTAATATAATCCATATTTCCAACACTTAATTTTTGAGTAGCAGATACCCATGCGTAGAAATGCATATCTTCATCAAGAAAACAGAAATCTTTGATGATTGAGCATTTTGTCAGTACAGTCTTCCCGTGACCTCTAGGAAGGATTATCGCCAATTGCTTACAATCCTTGTCGTCAATCGAGTCAGCCATTTCATAATGAAACGGAGGGGTCTCACTTCGCATAAAGTCATCGGGAAGGAAGAGCTTTCCAAAAGCAATAAGGTCTTTACTTGCTAGTTTTAGAGCTTGTTCTGCTTCGCTTACGTTTTGGCTGTTTATGTTTGCCATCTTCTTCTTCTTTTGGTGGGTTCATGAACTTTGCTAATTTATCTTCATCTTTATTCATTGCAATATATTTTGCAACAACATCGTCAATCAAGAGGATATGTCTATACATATTTTGCATAGCAATATCATGGTCTTTTAAAGCCTTGACCATATCTCCTTTAGTAACACCTTTTCTTTTTATACTCATCTCTTTCTTCCTCCTTGTCCTCTGTATTTTTTATATTTTCTTTTTGTACCTCGACCTGAACCTTGACTAGTCTTTTTAGGCTTTTTATGGATAGGTTTGTCGTCAGTATTTACCATTTAATTTTCCCAACACTTTATTCTCTCGTCAGTAAATTCCATAGTTATCCAACCAGTACGAACAATTGGATACATAGAATATCTTGCATATTCTGCATATCTGAGGAAACTACCTCCTCTAACATACCATCTACGCTTTAGAGTTTCTTCTGAGCCATCTGGTTTAATTGAATCTACGGGTTTTGCGTATAATTGATGATTGTGTCCAAGAACAAAAACATCCCCTTCGGAATAAACAGCAGCTAGTTTGTCTAGCTCCAAATCTCCGTTCTTTGCTCCGCTCTTTCCATGCCCACTTACTAAATACCATTTCTTATCTCTTATTTTAATCTCTGAATATCCTGGATATTGGAAATATGGAACGTTAAGTTCGGCTGCTAAAGTCTTACAAACGTCAAAATCCAATATGTTAAAGCTACGGAGAAAATCATGATTGCCACCACGAATAAATAAACATTTATCTTTTATTGGAGCTACCAATTGAAGAAACGTTAAGTATTGTTCGTCTGGAGGTATGGTTTGACCTCTTTGAGATATTTTATATCCTGGTGGAATTAATTCAAGTAAATCACCATTACCAAACCAAACAGCATTTGGGTCTTCAGCAATTTTTACTACTGCCTCGTGGAATTTCTTTAAGTCAAATTCCTTTGCTCCAACATGAACGTCTGTTAAGCAATGGACTCTAAC